ACAATTGACTCCCCATCACATCGGGCAATCAAGAACAACCGCTTTCTATGTGTTGGAGCTCCGTAGCTTGCCGCATCCAAGTTCCGCCATTCAACCTTGTAACCGAGGTTCTTGAGTCGTCCAACAAACCGCTTAAACGTGATACCTGATTTCGCAGGATCTGGTACCGAGACGTCAGTTTGCTTTAGTCTTGTGCAAGAGCATTGCGGACACTTGCGTCTGACTCGCATCAAGATCGCTTGCCCCTCAGTTCCGGTCCAATTGCATTCAAGACACTTGAGTTGAGGAACAACCGGCCCCCACTTCTCGTACTCAGCTACGTTTTCTAGGACGATGACTCTTGGTCGAACCTGTTCCGCCCATCGGCATGTAACCCAACCAAGCGACCGTAATTGCTTCGATACCGGAGTCGAACCTTTGGCCTTTGAGAAATGCGTACAACTTGGACTTGTCCACAACAAGCCAACCTTTCGCTTGCCGACCAGTTTTTTTAGGTCCGCCTTCCAAACATCCTCAAGCACATGTAGCGTGCTGGGATGATTAGCTTCGTGCATCGCGATTGCCGCCGCATCGTGGTTAATCGCTATGTCCGGTGCCCGGCCTGTAGCCCAAGCTATACCGAGGGAAGCTCCACCGCCCCCCGCAAAAGAATCAATAATCAGTTCCGACATGTTCGCTCCGTCTAGTTAAATAGATTGCTTACTTAACTAGACGATCTGCGACATGTCTTTGCACATTGGAAAGCGAAGAATCACTTGACCATGAGTCTCTGTAACTCATTGGCCCCGAACTAACCGACGCCAACCGGCGATAGCCCGCTGAATAGGTCCAACTGCCTTGAAGCCGCACTTGCCGACTCGACTGTCAGCCTAGCAATGTTCTTTACCGCTTGCCGATAGTAACTAGGCTTGAGCTCTATACCGACGCCACGCCGACCAAGCTTAACCGCCCCGTAGACCTCGCTGCCGACCCCCATGAATGGAGTCAGAACCACATCGCCCGGATTGGACCACATCTCTACCGCCCGGCATATCACATCAAGTTGAAGCGGGTGTACATGCTTCTCATCCTCTTCGTCCCGCGACTCCGCAACGTCCAAGACGTTATCGATGCGAATATCCATCCAGACCGAGGAAGCATAGTTCCGCCAAATCCATTGCGAGTAAGAATTCTTCTTCTGATCTCCGACCATGCCTTTAAGGTGCCGGATCTCATGCGGAACCTCTTGCTCACCGTGATAATCCAGCATGCCGTTCTCATGTAAAACCGGCTCTTGGTTCTCACCTTTCTTCCGAAACATCAACAGGTAGTCAGCATTGGCAATGCTGCAACGTGTCGAATCCTCGCAGAATGTTTTGTGGTGCAATGACTTCATCATCGTACGGTTGCGGACCATCAACGGTTCCTTCCAGATAACCCGCCGACCGCCGTATTCAAAGCCTCTGGCCACATGCTGACGGATGATCTCACCCGGTAAATCGTAGATCGCATCGCATCCCGCATTGCTTAGCGGAATGTCCATGCAATGCACCGCGCTGATTCGGCCCGGCTTAGTCAGCCTAGCAATCTCGTCGATGCAGAATCCGTAGTGAACAAAGAACTCATCCTTGTCGATCGCATTGGACATATCCCTAGCATCGCTGGAATAAAGATAGAGACCGCAGAACGGGGGAGAGTAAACGGTTAATCCTACCGACTCATCCGGTAACGTCTTCATTACCTCGATGCAATCACCGTTATAGATCGCATACTTGTCTGTTATCGTACTGTCGCTTGTAGCCATGACGGAATCTGAACTCCCTTTGTATAGATGTTTTCGCGATTGATCTGAACCGATCGTCGCATTTCCTTAACCAACAAATCAAACATTTGAGACGCTTGGCTTTCCTTCCTGCGAAGGTTTGCCAATACCCGCTCCTCTCCCTCAGTTGCGACAACATCGAACGTCACCGGCAACTTCTGCCCGAATCGGTAGCACCGCCGAATAGACTGGTACATCTGTTCAAACGAATGACTTGCAAAGCTGACAACATGGTTGCAATGCTGCCAGTTCAAGCCCCAAGCTCCGATCTTTGGTTTGATGACAAGCACCCGTAACTGACCGGAAGCGAACGCTTCGAAGATCTCAACCTTTTCATCATCCGGTGTTCTACCAGCCACTTGCCGCGCTCCAATTATCACCTTCTCAAGCAAGTCACCTTCCGCGTTAGCCTGACACCATACGACCGCTGGCCTATCGTGATTGACTAGATTGGCAACGTATTTGCACCTCTCGTTCAACGTACGCTTCCGCTCTTCCCGTTCTTCGCCTAAACCCCGAGCCGGAAGATTGAACAGGAACCCATCCGGCGGAGATGCAGACTTGATGATATGCTCGTTCTGAATTAGCTCAGGCAGAACGAAACCTTCGTCACTGAACCCGAGGTCACTTGGTAACCGGCATGCCCTGGCCCATGATGCAACCCACCGCCAAAAATCATCGACCGCGTGATTCTTGAGTCTCCATTGCCCGATTGTCTGCGCGACTCGAAAAGCAAGCTTGCCGTAATAGTTACTGTCCTGCTTAATCAATGCTTCCGCTTTGTCTTGCAGCTTTTGTTCTTTCTTCTGGCCCTTGTCGTCCAGTTGCCGGAAGAACCTGCGAAGCATATCGGAATGAGACAACTCCCCGAGTGCTTCCGACGATGTTCCGAGCTCGACGTAATCGTTAGGAGCCGCCGTTGCTGTGCATAGCAGCCGGTACGGTGTTCGCAACGTAAACCGAGTGATCTGCTTCCGTGTCGACCCATCAACCGATTTTAAGATAGATGATTCGTCACAAACGAAACCAGCAAAGTCAGCCGGGTCGAAGTTGTGAAGCCGATCATAGTTGGTAATAACAATCTTGGCTTCCAACTCACCCTGCTTGCTACGCTTGGCTTCAATGCCGAACTTCGCCGCTTCCCGCTCTGTCTGATTGGCTACGGCTAATGGAGTCAGAATCAAAACCCGCTTATTGGTCCGCTCAACTACCTTCTGCGACCATACGAGCTGGGAAATCGTCTTGCCGGTACCGCAATCTGAAAAGATAGCCGCTCGACCTCGACGACAAGCCCACTCGACAAGATGCTTTTGGAAGTCAAACAAATACGAAGGCAGTTCACCCGGATCGAACCCGCTATCCGTGGTGAACTGCGACTTGCTGGCAACGAATTGTTCGTAGTTCATTACTCGCACCCGTACTTATCGCACCACGAAGTAACAACCGCGTTGTGCGCATCCGCTTCGGCCTTGATTGCCGGAATCCTGATGACCTTGCCATCGCGGAATACCGGCGCGTCCAATACGTCCGCATGCTCTTGTAAGACCCAACGCAAAGACGATGCGCTGTCGAGAATGGCCAACGTGCCGCGCCGAGTTTCGATCTCATCCGTAGGATTGACGTTCTGGCCGAATGCCAAATCGCCGAGTCTGCCTAGTGCAACCATTTCTTATCGTCTCCGAGTTAGGGTTTATCTACCTAACTAGACGATTAAAAACCTAAGTCGCACACTTTCGACCTACTAAAAACGCCGAATTATCGACCTCCACTTGCGTTACCCGATTCGGTGCCCGCAACTGTGGATCTTTGAGCCGTAGCCAAGCATCCAAGTTATAGTTTTCCGGATCGGCTACCATCTTGACGGCTAACTGATCGGCATGCGGCATCGTCGCAAATGGCCCGGAATGACATACGGAACACAGGTACAGGAAGTTGACCCGATTATCCCATCGTGTCGGAGCCTGCGACCTGCGCTCAATTTCATGCACCTGCAACGGTAAGAATGATTTGTTGCCGCCGCAATACATGCAGACTTGAGCCTGCTCCATTCGCCATTGCTCTCGGTCCGTAAGCTTTTTCATAGTCACACACAAACGAGCCACTTAAGAAGAAAAAAACACTGGTTCCGCAAGCATGCTTCGAACCTTTTCGCGATGCCGTTCTAGCTTGGCTTGTACCGATCTCTTCTGAACACCGAGACGCCGACCGATCTCGCTCTGGCTACATCCGGCAACCGATAGACGGACCTCATCGACCGTGTTGCTCGCAGAAGCCGCCGCGTAGATGACCTCTTGCGCCTCAATGCCAAGGAATACATCGCCGGGACCAATCGTGTCGTAGTCGCCGAGATTCTGAACCGGCTTCCTGGCCTTATGGAAATCTAAACATGTCGTCCGGCATATCGCCCCAACCCAAGAATAGAAACCGCTAACGGTCTCTGCTTTGCAAGTCGGCAATCGCCGATAGACCTTTATCAAAACATCCTGGCTAACGTCATCTAGATCGCAGTGCCGCCCTAGCTGGGCATGAATATGCTTTTTCACAAACCCAGCAATGTTGCCGAGCACTGCGTTTATTGCGTCCACATCCCCGGCCTTAGCGCGGGACACCGTAGCATCGATCATGGCTTTCTCTCTCCTCTGCCGCGTCTCTCACCTGCGGCGTTAGTTGTTGCTAGCCCCTCTCTCTAAAGGGAGCACAAATGAGCCACTTAAAATAGGCGACGGTTTCGTCCGTGTCTAGTACCATAAACAGGCGCTTTAGCGCCTATTTTTCGGATTCGATTTCATCGAGTTTTGCATCTGCAAAGTCGCCGAACCATGCCACGATTGCCCGCAGCCTATCCGGCGGTAAATGTTCGAAGCGGATAAACGCCTGTTCCAGTATCGTGATAAGCTTTACATCGTCCGATGAAGGTTCCGGCAATGTGAAAAACATCGTCACAGGTGCAGGGTACGCCTGCTTAACGTCTGTACCTTGGTTTCTTGGC